GAACCTGCAAGCACCAAATGTCAAACCGTTGCCGAGAAACAACGTGCCTTCAGCATTACAATCAATTGCTTGTCCATCATTATTGGGACTTGATGATGATAATGTCACATTCCGCACAAGAGCTAAACCGACATGGTTGTCAAGAATGGCTGGACCGACAGTCGCAGCAATCGAATGTCCCCCGCCATCAATGATGAGCACACCGCCTCCCACCCAAGAACCAATCGACAAGCCGGAACCTGATGCAATGCTGCTAAGCATATTCAATGTAACATTCTGGTTGCCAACATCGTAGCGCGAACTAAGTGGGGCGGGAGTGAGCCACGGGGATGCCAATGTACCGGGGTTATTGTCATTCCCCGAATTGGGATCAAAGTAGAAACTAGTCGGACCTCCCAGCACAATGCGCGGCGCACCGCCCGACGACACAATGGAACGAACAATCGCGTCAAGCGATGACAGGTACTGCTTGAACGTCTGACTGGGCAGACCCTTCGCTATGTTAGCGATGTCCGACCATTCGATGTTGGCCGGAAAAGGAATGAGGCTCATGCCCCGACCTCACGCGGATCCGATGACTGCGTGCCCTTCATCAGGGCCGTGTAGACCGGATCCGTCACGTCGAGCCGCCAGCGATCGCCTTGCGCCGAGGTCACGCCGCGGTTCTTCACCGAGACGCGGTAGCGCTTGGTCTTGCCTTGCGGGGCCAGCGATCGAATGGAGGGCACGTCGAAACTCACGCCGCCATCCTTCGAGCAGGACACCGCCGCCACCGGGTTCTGCACGTTGTTGGGAGGGATGATCGAATTGTCGGTGACGACGCCCCCGTTGATGTAGACGTGGACAAAGGAAGTTCCAGCAAGCTCGATCCAGAAAGGATAGGTGGCAGTATTGAGCGCCGAAATCATCTGATTGCCGTTGGCCTCGGTCGTCCCGGAAATCCCGGTGATGTAGACGACATCGTTGATCGCGACACCGGCCGGGATTTGCAGGATCTGCAATCGGATCACTCCAGCGGTTCCGGCCGAGGCTCCCACCACCACCATCTGTACGGTGCCCGCCACCTGACCGACCCCCATGTCGAAATAGAAGTCTGCCCGTGCAATGCGGATCTGGTTGGGGAAGGCATTGACCGAGCCGCTCTCGACCCTGAAGAGTTGCGGGGCGCCTGCCTCGGTGTAATTGGCGGGATCGACATAGAGAAGGTTGGTTGTCTGCTGATCGCCCATCAGCCACTTGCCAAAGGCCGGATGGCCGAGCGTCCCGCGCCAGCGGCTGTAGATGCCTCCAGACAAGGACCAGCGCTCGTTCCATTTCTGCGTCGAGAGGTTGAACTCCCACGTCCATGACGGGCTCGAGAGCACCCAGAACTTCTTGCCTCCAGTGATGTAGACCGAGGCTTCGAGAAGATTACCGAGCATGATCTGTCTCTCGATCAGCTTGTCGAGATCGGGCGGAGAGACCTTGGTGGGAACTGACTGCTGCGGCTGTACCTGCCAGACACCGAAATCCTGCGCCACCCAGGTGAGCACCGAGAACCCGGTCTCGAAGCCTGCGATCGCGTTCTCCTGGGCGAGCCCCCACTCGAGCACGTCGAGCCGGGAGTAGGGGAAGGCCGGGGCCGGAGTGGCGACGTCCTGGTAGCGTTCGCAATGTGCGCTCGAGAACGCCCAAACGAGACCGGAGAAGGCGATCACCCGCATCGGGATGACCGGCTGCTTGGCCTGCATGGTGGTGAAGGTCAGGGAGTTGACCGTCGTCGCGTTGATGCCGGAGGCGTAGATCTTGCCGTCGCCCATGAGCAGGAAAAAATACCCGTCCTGGAACGTGACCGCCTTGGGCTGCTCCGGCAGCGATCCCCACACCGTTCCGGCGGTAAGAATATAGCCGCCATTATCCAGATCGACGGCGACCACATCGGGCGTGGTTTTCTGATTGATGGCGAAGGAGAGCTTCCTGGTTCCCGCAATGTTGAGCGTCCCTGTCGGCGTCACTGTGACGGCGCCGGTATTGTCCACCGTGAGCATGTTGTTGTTGATGATCTCGTAGGCGAGCGAGAGTGTTTGCAGAATGCCGCCGCGGTAGTTGGCCGGAGTAGCAATGCCGGTCGAGGCGTGGATGGAGAGCCCGGGCTGACGGCGCCACACCTGGGGGGCCGGAGCCGATGGTCTCTGCGCCTCCGCCAGCGGCTCCGCCGAGCAGTTGATCAGACGCCCTCCACCCTCCTGCGGGTTGGCGCCAGGAAAGCTCGAGAGCGGGATCGGGATTTCAATCGGGTCGCCGGTTGGCATCAGAAGTACTCGATGCGCAGGCGTTCAAGGGTGGGACGGCCCCGCCGCATCTCGCGCAGGTCGATGGCGGCGGAGCCGTAGCCGCGAGGCACCTGCGAGGGGGGACCGCCGAGGCCTGCGGATTTCATTGCAACGAGCCAATCGACCTGCGAGCCGAACTTCGGCGCGCACTCGCCCGCCACGATCTGCAACAGCGGCTGAAACCACTGGCCGGGGATGTTGTCGGGATCGGGAATGGCGCAGATGTTGAGATCGTTGAGCGTGCGGAAGATCGGGTCGAGCCGCGTCTGCACGTAGTTGAAATCCTCCTGGTCCGTAGGCTGACCGGCCGCGAGCACGCCAAGCTCCGCCAGCACCTCGGTGACGAGCGCCGTCGAGTTCTGCGTATTACCCGGCATTTCTCACCTCTTGACAATGATATCCATTTCGGATATGATGTTCAGGTCAACAACAGGAGGGCAGCATGGACCGAACTACTGCAATCAAGGCGCTGACCAGGATTTTGGGCAAGTCACTGGGTTACCGCGTAGATCCCAAGGCGCCATCGGAAGAGCAACGGGCCGAGGCGAAGATGGCTCTAATGCCTGCCATCGAGGCACGCAACAAACTGAGGGAGGAAAAGGAAGCGCGGCTCCAGGCCATATTAGCCGCCGATCCTGAATATCAACGGCTTAAAATCGCCACCAAAGCAGCCAGTGAAGAAGTGGATCGCCTTGCTTCGATAACCCGCCATTACAAAATGACCGTTGGAACAACAAACGGCTTGTTCTTTACCATCAAGGCCGAAGGAGATAGTTGGGAACAAGTCATTGCCAAACTAAAATGAGGAGTACCCGCCGGAGGCAGAAGGGCAAGCTCCCTCCGGCGGGCTCTCGATGCAGCGAGGGGAAACCTCATTCCTGCATGAGTTCGAGTTCCTCGACCCGCATTTGGAAGTGCATGAACACCTCCTCCGCGATCGCATCGGCGGCGCCCAGCGCATCGCGCATCTTGCTTTCGCGGCGCCAGCGCTCGCGCATCTCCTCGGGTTCCGTGGCGCTCGAGATCCAGCGCAGCGCATAGGCCTGATACTCCTCGGCCGTCTGCGGGCTGGTATTAGCCCTGCGCCTCTTGGCCTCGGCCGTCTCGAGGATCTTGCCCTTTTCCCGCACCTCGAAGCTCGAGGAACCCTTGGCGAACTCCGAGATCGGGATGCGTTCAAGCGTGGTCCTGGTGAACTCGTTGCCGTTGGCATCGAGGTATTTCTTCGGCACTGGCACCTCGATCTGATGATCGGGGTTGCTGTCGTCAAGCTCGCGCCATTCGTTGGCCCGCCAGCGCAGGCCATAGGCACGCATGTGCGAGGGGTCACCCTCTGCCGGGACGTAACGAGCCTCGATCATTTGCGCCCCCGCGACCGTCGCGTCGGATGGTCGTCGTCCTCTTCCGCCTGATACCCGGCCTCGCTGACTTCGAAGTGGGGATTGCCCTTGACCGCCTCGGCAAAGATCCGATGGCTCTCAAGCTCGTCATCGACGGTGAAGTCACGCGCTTCCCCCTCGGTGAACTCGTTGCCGCCGAGCACGATCTTGCGCAGCTTGCTCTTGCCTGCGTCATCGACCTCCGGAGGATGCGCGGCATCGTCCGGTTTGTAGGTGACGGTTATCTGTGACTGGGTCATTTGACCTCCTATGCGATGGCGGCCGATCGCCAGTCGGGGCCACCAAACTTGTTGAACACCGGGAAGAAGATCCCGATGTCGGTTGACGGAATGGCGAGCGCCGCGTTGGCAACGCCGT